AGAATATAACCGTGCTGAAGATGGTGAAATTCGTATGGTAGATCCTGATACTGGTCAGCCTATCGGTAGTACATCTGGTATGATTGAGATTTGTCGTGAGAGTAACTATGATACTTATGGTGAATATCTGCCTCTTGCTAAACTGAATCGTACATTTGGTGATATTCTTGATAAGGATACTGATACAGGTTCGATGGAAGTTGTTGTGATGTGTGGTAAGGGCTTCATGGAAGACTTTGATATGGCTATTCGTGAGGATGCTAAGGGAGAAGGTTTTGCTACTCCTCTTGGTGACAAGATGATCGAAGATTATCAAGGTGGTCTTTCTTATGGTAAGTACTTCCGTCGTTATAAGACACCTGATAACCATATTATTACTCTTCAACATCTTCCTTGGTGTGATAAGGGTACTATCGCTGAGAATGACCGTCTGAATGGTAATATTCATCCTCGTACTGGTAAGCCTATGAGTTCTCACCAAGCTTTCTTGATTGATATGTCTACTTATAATGGCGTTCGCAACGTTCGTAAGGTTCGTCAAAAGGGTCAGGTATATCTTGTAGGTGTTGAGAAGGGTCTTACTCCTATTCCTGCTTCTTGGGGTACTGTTCCTGGAAATAGTCTTTCTACTGAAGTTGACCATTCTAAGTATCACGTTAAGAATAGTTATGGTCTGCAAGTGAACAACAATACCAAGATGATGCAGTTGCAGTGCAAACTCTAATTGATAATAATTAAACTCAAAGAATTATGGCTATCGAAATTAAGAATAATAATAATACGCCTAATCAAGGTTCTGGAGATGGTAACGGAGAGCAGAAGGTTAATACTCCTACTCCTCCAGTAGAAAACAATGAGGATTTAGAAGCTCCTTATACTGACAAACGTAGTGTTACTATTTCTCTTGTTAAGAACTATTCTGCTTATCGTAAGCTTAATATGAAAGTTCTTGGTCAAAGACACGAAGTTATTGGTAGTTCAGTTACGTCTTGTCGTGTACTTTCTTCTAATAAAGGTGAAGTTGATTGTTACTTTCCTCAACTGATTGGTTTGTCACCAAGTAATCCTGAGTTTATCAGTAGAGTTAAAGCATATCTTTCAAATATTCAGATGAATGTTAATAATGAGAATGTAACTCTTAATACTTCTTTCATTTACAATCATAAGAAAGATTATCTGATGATTGCTAAACAAGAAGAGGCTATTAACGCTGAATATGACAAAGTTGATAGAGCAAACACTTCTGCTATTAAAGAAGCCCTTAAAAAGAAGATTGAAGAACTTAATACTCTTGAAGGTACTAAGTATCTTTATGGTCGTCCTGTAGATTTAGAACAATATCTTATGTATCGTCATTGTCTTCTTTATCGTGACGTTGCTAAAGATTTGGCTCTTATTAATGAAGATCCTAGTATTCGTTTCTATATTAAGGATGAAGCTAAAGAGGCTGCTCGTCAGAAGAAACTTGTTGAAGAAAAGAAGCACGCTATGAAACATTTCGTTGAACTTTGTGGTACTGACGAAAAGTTTAATGCTGTGTTTGTTCAAGTTGCTATTGCTCAGAATATGATTTTGTCAGAAGCTGTTGCTAAAGCTAAAGATGAGAAAGAGTCTATTCTTATTAATTATGTCAATGAAAATCCCGATAAGTTCAACAAACTTGTATCAGATAAGAATGTTATCCTGAAGGCTTTTGTTGAAACTCTGATTATGAGAGGTGAACTTGTTAGGTCTGAATATAATCAGCAGATTTCTACAGCAGATGGTACATTTATTGGTGCTAATATGAATGAGGCTATTGCTTATTTCAGTAATCCAAATAATACTTCTGCTAAGACTGCTTTTGAAAATAAACTTAAACTTATTTAAAGAGATACGATTATGACTATAGCTGATATGCACATTAACTTTCGACAGTATGCCCAACAAATGGGTATGCAGAATGTTCGTGCTATCCTTCCAGAACAGATTGATATTCTCATTAATCAATCTATTACGGATACAGTAAATCAGCTAATTCGTGAGAATATCGGTATCACTAATGACAGAGTAGTTACAGATAATTCTAAGATTGGTCAAATTAATGCTTTCAGAACATTGTATGATGTAAAAGAGGTTGCTATTACAATAGGAACTAATTTTACATATACAAGTTCTGATAGACTTCAAGGTCTTATTAAACATACTAACGCTGATCCTAATACTGAGGATTCTGTGTTTGGTAAATATATGTTCCTTGTTGATATGAGTATTAATTATACCGCTGTTGGTGGTG